GATAGAGATGACGCTGAACTGGGTAAAGCCATGTCTGCTAACGCACAGGCGGCTCGAGAAAAAGAATACGGTGATAATGTAGATCGTACCGATGCTGAACTAGGTAAAGCCATGTCTGCTAACGCAGCAGGGAGTACTACAAAACCAGGTGGACAATCCGCAAGTCCTGCAGCAGGTAAAGTAGGACCGGCCAATCCTGGAACTAAAGCTATACAGCACTACCTAAATACAAAACACGGACAAAAGTTAGATTTAGATGGAAAAGACGGTCCATTAACTACAGCGGCTATTAGAAGTTTAAGCGGCAAGGTTAGTACAGACGAGTACGCAAACATTGCAGGATTGGCTTATGCCTATAATGTTAAGCCGGGTCAAGGCCCCGGTACAGTAAGTTTAGGAAACCCAGAGTTTGTTAAAAGAATGACTGCGTTAGGGTATGATCCTAAGACTGGTAATCCAGTGGGTGGAGCAAAACCTACAGCTGGTGCAGGTCAAAGCGCAGGATCTAAAGTAAACACAACTAATACTACAGAATTAGAAAATTCAATCAAGGCAATCGAAGCCATTCTCGCAAAAAATAAAATCAAATCAGAAAGTATACATCCTGACGATGCGCTAGTTCTAGAAAATATTTCTAATTTTACATTACAAGAACAAATGGAGATTTGGAGTCTACTAGTTGAAGCAGACATATATGTGCCGCCCAATTCAGGCGGTCGAGTACGTGATGCTGGCACACAAGCTAGAATGGCAATGGCTCGAAACCCTAATCCTGCTCTTAGTCGCGCCAATGATCCTTTTGGACTAGGAGGCCGATCTGGGTCGCCTACTGCACCAGGTAAGTTAGCTAAGTTTACCAGCAAGCTGGGCGGGGCCTCGGGTATTGGCAGGAAAATTGCGGCGCGGGCTGGAGCCTCTGCGTTGGCTGGGCCTGCGGCACTGATAGTAGGAGCAGGCATGGCAGCATGGACCGCATACGATGTGGGCAAGGCTTTGTATGATACATTCAAGGACGATGAACTTCCTTCGATGGATCCTGCTGATCAAGAACTTATCAAGAAGCACATGGCTGTAATATTACAATATCAGAAAAATACTGACATGATGGCTCAGTTACCTCCTGAACTAAAAACACGATTAGAAAGTGCGTTAAAAGGATTAGATAAAGTGGCTGCAGCTAGTACTAGCAATCAGGCAGCAAGTCCGGCAGCTGGCGTACCCGCAAGTACAAGCGGAACAAGTACAAACACAAGTACAAGTACTCAATCTAAACAATCTGTAGATGGTACTTTACGAATGGGCAAACCAGATGGTCCTATCACATTCAATGGTAAGGTCGTAAACCCTGGGGATCCAGCATATCCAGAAGCGGCTGCGGCATTAATTAAAGCTCAAGGCGATGCCAGAGATAGGAGCAGAACAAGGCCATCTTCAGGTCCAATTTCAGCAGGTGCTCCCAATGTTGATAGGTCAACTTTCGAAGATGTTAAATCCGAAGACGACGAAATTCTTAAACGAATTAGATCAGCTTTCCGATTCTAATAAAGCGCCGCAAGGCGCTTTTTTAATGCCAGTTACCTTTTAGGCAATGTAGCAATTCGTGTCCTAGCAAGTGCATGCTGGATCGTTTGGGTGTTACGATAGTACACTCAGTTTGTTCAGTGTTCCAAAAGGCACAACTGTTTACTTGAAACCCAAAGCCGCCGTGGCCTCTATTCTTACTTTCTGCTTCGCATATCTTTTGTACATCATCTGTCGACTTAACAGTGATGTTAAATGATTTAGTAGTATTACCAAGGTCAAACTTTTTACTGGGGTTATCCCAATCGTGAAAAGTCTGAGCACTGGCCAATTGAGCGGCAAACATTGACAGTAATAAAAGTTTCTTCATAGCGTTATTATACTATTTTCGAGCTAGACAGTCAATGTGTTTGAACAATATTAATTTTGGTGTTGTTGACTTACAACGATAACTACTGTATAATTACATTTTAAGGAGAGTTAAATGTCAACACGCATGTATGGACCTGAGGAAAAAGCCAAATTAGAACGTTTGATTAACGAAGGTTCGACTGTTTTGAGAGAAATTGAAGATCTCAAAGAAGGTTTAAAAGAAACTGTTAAAGCAGTAGCAGAAGAACTTGATGTAAAACCCAGCATTATTAACAAAGCCATAACCATTGCTCACAAAGACAATTGGCGAGATCATGAAAATGATTGGAACGAAATTGAAATGATTCTTGGTGTAACTGGACGCTTGCCGAAAGATTAATGGATTTTTTAAAAGGCATTTTTAATTGGGCAAGGCGAGACTACAGAGAATGGCCCACCCGATTTACATTGGAAATCACAGCATGGTTTATGAGCCTCGGGTGTTCGCTAACGCTAGCAGCCGGGGCAACCGATCCACTGTTCTTTTATCTATACCCAATATTCATTGTACAATGTGCTATCTTTGGATGGGCCGCTTGGACTCGCAAGAGTACAGGCATGGTTGCCAACTATATACTGTTAGTCACTATTGACATAGTGGGCTATATTAGACTTATAAATATGTAAGAGAAGGGTTTGATCAGCCATAACTGATCCGTTGGTATTTGCGAGCCTTAAATCGCATAGGAGAAAAAATTTGTACGTTGACGCATACTTTGATAGAAATGCTGACATTGTGCGAGTGGTAGAAAGAAACAAAGACGGTAACAGAGAGTTCAAAGAATTCCCTGTACGTTATACTTTCTATTACGAAGATTCCCGTGGTAAATTTCAATCAATTTACGGTGATCCACTAAGTCGCATTGTCTGTAGAAACTCTAAAGATTTCCATAAAGAGTTAAAAATAAACAATGGAAAGAAACTCTACGAAGCGGATATCAATCCCGTCGTGGCATGTCTAAGTGAAAATTACATAAATCAAGACGCACCCAAGCTAAATGTCGCTTTCTGGGACATTGAAGTGGACTTTGATCCGGAACGCGGCTACGCAAGTCCAGACGATGCGTTCATGCCAATTACTGCGATTGCTGTTCACTTACAGTGGTTAGATACACTGGTATGTCTTGCTATGCCTCCAAAAGGCATGACTGTAGCTCAAGGCGAAGAACTTGTTAAAGATTTACCAAACACACATATCTTTGACAACGAAGCAGATTTACTAGACACATTCTTAAATCTAATACAAGATGCTGATGTTCTCAGCGGTTGGAACAGCGAAGGCTTTGATATGCCCTACACTGTCAATCGTATTACTAAAGTGCTCAGTAAAGATGACACACGCAGAATGTGTCTATGGGATCAATATCCCAAGAAACGTGAATTTGAAAAGTATGGTAAAACCGCCACAACATATGACCTAATTGGTCGTGTACACTTGGACAGTCTTGAACTGTACCGCAAATACACATATGAAGAACGCCACACTTATCGACTAGATGCTATTGGTGAGATGGAAATTGGCGAAACTAAAACTGTCTACGAAGGCACCCTGGATCAACTATACAATAATGACTTCCGTAAGTTTGTTGTTTACAACAGACAGGATACTGCCTTGTTGGATAAACTAGATAAGAAGTTAAAGTTCTTGGATCTTGCTAATACATTGGCACACGAATGTACTGTGTTGATCCAAACAACTATGGGTGCTGTGGCTGTAACTGAACAGGCCATTATTAACGAAGCACATCGTCGTGGCTTTCAAGTGCCCAACAAGATACGCAGAAATGACAATGAAGAAAATGAAGGTGCCGCTGGAGCCTATGTTGCCTATCCCAAAGAAGGCATACACGAATGGATTGGCTCCTTGGACATTAACAGTCTGTATCCCAGTGCTATTAGAGCATTGAACATGGGGCCCGAAACTATTGTGGGTCAACTGCGGCAAGAAAAAACACAGGAGTATATTGATAATCTTGTAAACAAAGGCAAGAGCTTTGCGGCAGCATGGGAAGGTATGTTTGGTAGTGTAGAATATACTGCCATTATGAATAAAGAAATTGGCACAGAAATTACTGTGGACTGGGAAGATGGTCGCAGTGAGTTACTGAGTGCGGCAGAAGTGTACAAGATGATTTTTGAAAGCAATGCCAGTTTGTTGATCAGTGCCAATGGTACAATCTTCACTTATGAAAAAGAAGGTATTATTCCAGGCTTGCTAAAGCGTTGGTATAGTGAACGTAAAGACATGCAGGCCAAACTTAAAGATGCTATTAAGGCAGCTAATAAGGTAGAAGAAGAATATTGGGATAAACGTCAGCTGGTCAAGAAGATTAACCTGAACAGTTTGTACGGTGCTATTCTTAATCCGCATTGTCGATTCTATGACAAACGTATTGGACAAAGCACTACATTGACAGGTCGTCAGATTGTTAAGCACATGGCTGGCAAAGTTAATGAGATTATTACTGGGGAGTTTGATTATCGTGGAAAAGCTATTATATACGGTGATACTGATAGTTGTTATTTTAGTGCTTATAAGACGCTTAAGAAAGATATCGACTCGGGTCAAATCCCGTGGTCAAAAGAAACTGTAATACAGTTGTATGACCAAGTGAGCAATGAGGTTAACAATACATTTCCCAAGTTTATGCAGGACTCGTTTCATTGTCCTAAAAGTCGTGGGGAAGTTATCAAAGCAGGTCGTGAGCTTGTTGCTAGTAAAGGTTTGTTCATTACTAAGAAACGTTATGCTGTGCTGTACTATGATAAAGAAGGCAAGCGCCTTGACGTAGATGACAAGCCTGGTAAAATCAAAGCCATGGGATTGGATCTCAAGCGCAGTGATACTCCTGAATTTATTCAAAACTTCTTAAGCGATGTATTGGAAAAAGTTCTAACTGGAGAAGCGGAACGTGATGTATTAGATTTTATCACTGACTTTAGAACCAACTTTAAAGTACGTCCAGGGTGGGAGAAAGGTAGTCCCAAACGTGCCAACAACATTACAGACTATCAAAACAAAGAAGCCAAAGCAGGCAAGGCAAATATGCCAGGGCATGTCAGAGCAAGTATTAACTGGAATACACTAAAACGAATGTTTGGAGACAAATATTCAATGGGGATTACAGACGGTGCCAAAGTCATTGTTTGTAAACTGAAAGATAATCCGCTAGGATTTACCAGTGTAGCCTATCCCGTAGATGAATTGCGTTTGCCACAGTGGTTTAAAGACTTACCTTTTAATCACGAAGAAATGGAAAATACAATTATTGATAATAAACTATCAAATTTAATTGGCGTTCTTAATTGGGACGTCAGATCAACCGAACAGACAAATACTTTTAATAAATTATTTGACTTCTGACCTAAATACCTATATACTAACACAAAGGAATCATTATGAAAGACATTTTACAAGACATCGTAACACATACACACGCTCTAGGATTTTTACCTATCATTAAAATCTCAGGAACAATTGAAGAAACTAACATTGAATCTATGGCCGAAGACCGTAGTGTTATTTTAACAGCAAAAACTCACATGCCAGTTGAAGAATTTCAAGGCACGTTTGGTATGCCCAACTTGGACAAACTTAACATTCACTTGAAGTGTCCAGAGTACAAAGACAATGCCAAGATTGAAGTTGTGCGACAACAACGCAACGGAGCAGAAATCCCAACTACTATGCATTTTGAAAACGCCACTGGCGACTTTCACAATGACTACCGTTTCATGAGTACAGAGATTATTAACGAAAAACTCAAGACTGTAAAGTTTAAAGGTGCGGCTTGGGATATTGAGTTTCAGCCAGCAGTTGCCAGCATCCAACGTTTAAAGTTCCAAAGTCAAGCACACTCAGAAGAAACTGTATTCCAAGTTAAAACAGAAAACAGCGATTTAATTGTTAGCTTTGGCGATGCTAGCACACACGCAGGCAAATTCACATTCCAATCTCCGGCAGGTGGAAAACTGAAGGGCACCTGGTCTTGGCCTGTACAACAGGTTATGCAAATTCTAGGATTAGCAGGCGACAAGACCATGAAGATTAGTGATGCTGGCGCCATGATGATTACTGTGGATAGTGGCATGGTTGAATACAACTATATATTGCCAGCACAGAGCAAATGAAAGACGACAATGTAAAGTCAAAAGTCATTAAGCTCAAGGACCTTGTAAAAGAAGTTAATGAGCTTATGTCCGATCTTGGAACATTAAATGTGGATGTTAGGATTGGGTACGTTGAGAAGAAAGGCAACGTACCTCAAAACATCCATATTTGGAGGATCGAAGAGCATAACGATTACTTAACAGATGAATAAAAATTTAACCGCACATCAAAATGATTATGCCTACTTTTTGCCGGCAACATCTGGCTTTTATAGTACGTATATCGGAAAGCAACGCTACAATAACTATGTAGACCCTGCTCGCATACCTGCCAGCTTTGGACCACTAGGCATTGAAGCCATGAACTATTTGAATCCCAATGCGACATTTTACTTTGACCATTGTTTGTATTCAGCTGGACACGCTAACTTAGACTTGACTAAGCCAGATCCAAGCGAAGATATGTTTCGCAATAGAGATCGCTCAACTAGTTGGGTATTAGGCGACTCTGGAGGTTTCCAAATTGGTAAAGGCGTGTGGGAAGGTGAATGGAACGATCCAGTAGGTGAGGAAGTAGCACAACGCATGGCAGAAGCAGTTGCCAAGGGTGTTGAACTTGTTCCACAATTACACCCAACTGGTGATCCTAAAACAGACAAGAACGGAAATGTCAAGTATACTAAAATTGACCATGTTAAACTTTTTCAAGCAAAACTAGATGCGGCACAAAAGAAACGTGAACAAGTATTAGCTTGGATGGATGCCTTAATGGATTACGGCATGGTACTTGATATTCCAGCATGGGTTGGACGCAGTCCAGTGGGTGCCAAGAACAGTGGCATTGCTAGTTATGAACAAGCTGTTGCCGCTACCAAATACAACAATGAATACTTTATCAAACATCGTACAGGTGCTTGTAAGTTCTTAAACGTTCTACAAGGTGAGAATCACGCACAGGCAGAAGATTGGTATCAACAAATGAAAGACTTCTGCGATCCAACAAAATATGAAAGACCGTTTAATGGCTGGGCTATGGGTGGACAGAATATGTGTGACGTAGATTTAGTTCTACGCAGACTAGTAGCTCTAAAGTTTGATGGATTACTAGAAGAAGGTCATCAAGACTGGATGCACTTCTTGGGTACAAGTAAATTAGAGTGGGCATTACTGCTGACAGACATTCAACGTGCTGTTCGTAAGTACCACAATCCCAAGTTTACAATCAGCTTTGACTGTGCCAGTCCGTTCCTTGCCACTGCCAACGGACAGATTTATGTACAAACTGAAATTGTAGATAGACAAAAATGGTTATATCGCATGTTGCCTAGTTTAGACAATAAGAAGTATAGTAAAGATACTAGATTGTTTCAGGATGTTGTTGTACAAGATGGACACTTTAAATCGTTTACTACCAGCCCCTTGAT